ACCAAGAAATATTTCCCGGGGCAACTCTCAGAGAGGACGTAAGAGCCGCTGGTAAGTGGAAGACCAAGCAGAACGGTATCTACTACGCAGCGGGGGTACGCTCACAGATAGCAGGGCGCGGAGCACACATTGCACTGATAGATGATGCCATGTCAGAGGAGGACGCCTTCTCAGAGGCAGGGCGCAGGTATATCAAAGAGTGGTACCCTTCAGGTCTCAGAACACGCCTGATGCCCAATGGCTCTGTTATCATTATCAACACCAGATACCACGAAGATGACCTGTGCGGGTGGCTCCTCAACAACCAGACAGAGGATACCATACCTTGGGACGTTGTCTCCATACCAGCGTGGCTAGACGAAGAATCCTCACAGCTTCTTGATCTTCCAGAGGGTACCTCCTACTTCCCAGAGTGGAAACCAGACGATCTGCTCAGACTAGACGAGGCAGAGATCAGAGCCAACAACGGGGCCAAGTATTGGCAGGCTCTCTATATGCAGAACCCCACACCTGACGAGGGGTCCACCATCAAGTCTCACTGGTTTCAGAACTGGGAGCTAGAAGACCCACCAGAGTGTGACATAGTCATCCAAACCTATGACACTGCCTTCTCCACCCGGAGCACAGCTGACTACTCTGTGATACAGACATGGGGCATCTTTGACTGGCTCACCGTGGACCTAGCAGGAAGAGAATACCTAGCACCTAACATGATCCTTCTGGGCAACGTAAGAGAAAGACTAGAATACCCAGAACTAAGAAGGACCGCACAAGACCTATACGATGATTACAAACCAGACATCTGTATCATAGAAAAGAAAGCATCTGGGCAGAGCCTGATACAGGATATGAGAAGAGCAGGACTTCCTGTGTTGGATTACCTACCGGATCGTGATAAAGTATCCAGAGTACATGCAATTACACCACTCTTGGAATCTGGGCGCATATGGCTTCCCAGAGGACGAGATTGGTCAGAAGACCTATTCGCAGAGGCTATACAATTTCCATACGGGAGGCACGATGATCAAGTAGACGCAATGGCAATGGCAGTACACTATCTAAAAGAATCTTGGCACTTGTCCCACCCAGATGATCCCGACTACGAAGAAGACGAAAGCCAAACTAAAAATAAAAAGACTTATTGGAATTGGAATTAAAGTGGCATACCTAACTTCTAACATACCTTTTTTCAGGTGTTTAGTACGAAAAGAATTTACACATAATCACGAAGACTACCAAGGAGAATACTTACACGCACTAGCAATAGCAGTCAACACAATACCAGACAGGTGTCTTAGTTTCAATGTTGTATTTACAGGTTGTGAAGCAGAGGATGGTGAAGATAATCTACACGGCGGGGCCATGTGGGCCAGAATGCCTATCACTGGTCTTGTGGCTGACACTCCGTTAGACGAGTTTCCAGAGCTTATGCCCACGCACTTTGCACAACCGTGGGACTGCTCTTCCAGAGATCACTCTGTAATTTTTATGGACCGTATATCTTCTAGTCCATGGCTTTGTAAAATAGGAGGTGAATTTCACACAGGTAGGTACCTGTTCACTGTAGACTACACAGGGACTGCAATTGCAGATGACCCTGCACAGCACAAGCAGTCTCATGTGCTAGAGCTTACAGATGCGGGAGCCTACACAGGTAATATTGTAGCTCTTCCAAACAACAGAGTAAGAGTGACAAACCCTGCAATGTGGACAAACGGAGAAGGTGCGCCAGACTTTGTACCTAGTCAGCATGTTCACTCTGCAGAAATCCATAACAGTTACATGGACCCTTATACAACTTTTAACAACCTTTATCAACAGGAGGACCTTGAAGATGCCGGGACATATGAAGAAGAAGAAGACGACCAAGAATGGTAAAAAACCTGTTGCCAAGAAGTACGGCGGCAAACCAAAGATGCGTATGAAGATGGGCGGTAAGCCTAAGATGCGTATGAAAATGGGTGGTAAGCCCAAGATGCGTATGAAAAGAGGCGGCAGAGCCAGATAAAGGAACTAAACAATGGCAGTTGAGCGTAACCCGCTAGAGGCTATGGAGCCAGAACTCCAAGAAGAAATGCCTGTGTCTAACTTCAGTGTCATGGGAGATACTCCTTCCATAGAAGCAGAAATGATGGCAGAGAACATTGTAAACTTTATGCCAACAGAAGACGGTGGCGTAGAGGTAGAGTTTGGAGAGATAGAAGAACTAACTATCTCTGGCCCCATAGGTTCCCACTTTGAAAACATAGCAGAGTTTCTGGAAGAAGAAGACCTAGAAGAAATAGGTTCTATGGTCTATGACAGTTACGAAGCAGACAAAGAGTCAAGACAAGAGTGGGAACAAATCTTTGAGCGTGGGTTTGATCTTCTGGGTCTCAAGCTAGAAGAAACCACAGAACCCTTTGACGGTGCCTGCACAGCTGTACATCCTCTCTTGATAGAGTCTGTTGTTAAGTTTCAGAGCAAAGCCTCTCAAGAACTCTTCCCGGCAGGTGGGCCAGTAAAGTCTCAGATCATAGGAGCTTCTACCATTGAGCGCGAGAAACAAGCGCAACGTGTAAAGAACTTTATGAACTATCAGCTTACTCAGCAAATGCCTGAGTACTTTGAAGAACAAGAGCGTCTACTGTTCCACCTCCCGGTGATGGGTTCTGCTTTTAAGAAAATTTACTATGATCAGCTACTGGAAAGACCAGTGTCAGAACTAGTGCCTGTGGATCACTTCTATGTATCCTACAATGCCAAGGACCTCAGAACAGCTGACCGTTACACGCACCTGATCTTTCGTTCTATCAATGATTTTAGAAAAGACGTAGTATCAGGAATGTACCTAGACATAGACCTAGGCAAGCCCTCTGCTCCTGACATACCTGAGATGACGCAGAAGATGGACGAACTCATGGGCATTGATTCTTCTGGTATTGACCTAGAAGACCCTCAATATGTTCTCCTAGAGCAGCACTGCTATCTAGACCTACCAGAACCCTACAATGATCCTGATGGTATTGCTCACCCTTACATTGTAACCATAGACGAGAAGAGCAAAAAGGTTCTCTGTATCAGAAGAAACTACAAAGAGGGTGATCCCAAGAAAGAAAAGAAGAACCACTTTATTCACTACAAGTATGTACCGGGATTTGGTTTCTATGGTCTAGGACTTATTCATTTCTTAGGTAACCTGACCATGACAGCTACCACTGCCATGCGTTCTCTGGTAGATGCAGGTCAGTTTGCCAACCTCCCCGGTGGTTTTAAGGCCAGAGGTGTCAGACTGGTGGGTGACAATGAACCTATTTCTCCCGGTGAGTTCAAGGAGGTGGAGAGCACAGGCATTGACCTAAACAAAGCTATCATCACACTCCCGTATAAAGAGCCATCACAGACTCTGATGGGCATGATGCAGTTTGTCATAGGCGCAGGGCAGAAGTTTGCAGACTCTACAGAGCAGGTAATTGCAGATTCAAAGAACTCTGGTCCTGTGGGAACCACCATGGCCCTGCTAGAAGCCTCTTCAAAGTTCTTTTCTGCTATTCATAAGCGGCTTCACAAGGCACAGAAGGATGAATTTGAGGTATTGGCGCAGATAAACTTTGATTTCCTACCTCCTACCTACCCGTATCAGGTGGTTGGAGGAGACCAAGAGGTGTTCAAGCAGGACTTTGACGGGAGAATTGACGTAATTCCTGTCTCTGACCCTAACATTCCGTCCTCTGCACACCGTATGGCACTAGGACAACTGGCAATTCAGCTGGCAAGTCAGACGCCGCCGGGTACTTTTAACATGCCAGCCCTCTACAGAGAGGTTCTCACAGCGGCAAACTTCCCAAATCTAGACGAAATCCTACCACCGGAGCAAAAACCACAGGCACAAGACCCTCTGGCAGACATTATCTCTGCCACCAAAGGTCTTCCCATAGCTGCATTCCCGGGACAGAACCACGAAGCGCACATTCAGTTTAAAACTTCCTTCCTCAAGGACCCTGCCACGGGCGCAAACCCCATGATGAAGCAGATTGTGCCAATTATCAACGCAAATGTCAGAGATCACATGATTATGAAGTATCAAGAGCAGGTTCTTGGCATGGTTAAAGCCTCTGGTGTTGCAGATGACCCACAAACTACAGAGATGGTCATGGCACAGGCAGCAGAAGAAGTAGCAAATGCCAACGCTGCCATGGGAATTGCACAGAGTCCAGAGCAACAGATGCTTCTTCTAGAGAAAGAACGTCTTGAGTTTGATAAACAGAAAGCAGAGATGACAGCTGCCAAGGATTCTGCTGATATTGCCCTCAAACAAATGGACATGGACCTAAAAGCCAAAGAGAACATAAATGATCTGGTTCTCAACGTAGGCAAAATGGAAGCAGATGAGCGTAAAGAAAACCTGAAGGCTCTAGAAGCAGCTGCTAGACTAGAAATAGAAAAGCAGAGGGTAGACGATGACACTGAACTTAAAGCTGCTAACACTGCTATGCAAACTTTGCAGTCCATTGGAAAACGTATTAGAGGAAACAATGATTGATAAAGGTTATACGTATGATCCTACCAAAGGTTTTGTAAAGAAACAGGGGTTAGCAGCTACACCTCAAGGACAAGCACAAGAGGATACATCTATGCCTAGTTTAGATTCTATTTTAAATTATTTTAAAGGTCTATTTACTTCAGAGCCTGAAGAAAGAAAAGAAGACCCGGCACCTGTTCCTGCAATTCCTACAAGATATAGTGACAAATACTCTTCTAATAATCCGGGAAATGTTGAAAGATTAAAAAAGGACAGAAGAGCAGGAGAAAATAAAGAAGGTGGATATGGTGCTGATAACAGGTTTCCTACTTTTGATCATCCTGTCATGGGACTCAGAGCAATCTTTATGGATATGAATGTTAAAAACAGAAGACACAAAGGTGATCTTTTTAAAATGATATCTGAATATGCACCTAAAAGTGAAAACGCAACAAAAAAATATTATGATTATGTAAAAAATAAAATAGGTAAAACTAAAGTTAAAACTCCTGCAGATATTCGTAAAGCTGTTGAAGGCATAGTAGAATATGAAAATAAAAATATAGAAGATGGAAAACTTGTTGATTTTTATTTATCTAAAGAATATGGTTTTATGGACGAAGCTGAAAAACTTTCTAAGATAAACCTACCTTCAGGATTGTCTTACACAGATATTAAATCTGGAAACTATTCTAAAGGAGGTAGAGTAGCTAGTAATCCTAACCCTTATGAACCAAGGGTTATCTAGAATGCCCCTGACTCCCGGTAAAAGTAAGAAGGCTATCTCTGCAAATATCAAGAAGCTAAAATCAGAAGGTTATGATCAGAAGCAGGCAGTGGCAATTGCACTGTCCACCTCCAGACGTTCTCCCAAACGAGTATCTAAAAAAAAGCGTAGGATGACAAGAAGAAAGTAGATATACTTCTGTTATGGATATATTCCAAGAAATAAAAGATGCTTTTCATATTAAGCAAGAAAGTTTAAAAAATTTACTTGCAGAGGGACAAGCAGAGGACTATAACCAATATAAGCAGATAGTAGGAACACTTTCAGGAATTGAATGGGCCTACACTGAACTAAACAGAATTGTCAATAATAGAATGGAGAATGATTTAGACAATGATTAATCCTAACTTAGCAGGAGCTATTACAAATGATTCGTGGGTCACAGAAGGAGAACACCCAGACCCAGAGGTTCTTCCAGAGATTCCGGGGTATCATGTTCTGGTTCGCCCTGTCAGTATTAAGACAAAGACCAAAGGAGGAATTATCCTTCCAGAGAAAGCTAGAGATGACATTGCATACCTCACCACGGTGGGCCGTGTACTCAAGGTAGGAACTCTGGCCTACGAGGACAAGGATAAATTTCTTGGTGGGGCTTGGTGTAAAGAGGGTGACTATGTATGTTATCAGAAGTTAGTAGGCACAAAGTTTGTTTACAAGGGTGTTAAGCTTCTTCTTATCTTTGACGATCAAGTTTTGATGAAGATTGACAATCCTGAAGATTTGGACACTACCCTTGTATTAGGTACTTAAATGTGTTAAATATATTATTATGGCGTAACCTTAGTATTCGCACACTATGAGGAGACAGCAAGAATGTCGGAAGAACAAGTAGAAGCAAAAGAAAATGTAGCGGAAGAGCTAACAGAGTGGAGTGAGGTTGATCTTTCTCCAGCAAGTGAACAAGAAAAAATTGAGTTTGAAGTTGAAGGCGCTGAACCAGAGGTGGAGAGCAAACCAGAGGTGGAAGAAGCGTCTCCTGAACCAGCAGCAGAAGCACCAGTAGTAGAAGCATCCAAAGAACTTCCTGAGTTAGAAGGTATAGAGACCAAGGGTGCTGAAAAAAGAATTAGGCAGCTGGTCAAACAAAAGAAAGAGCGTGAAGCTCGTATTGCACAGTTGGAAGCAGAGCGTCAGCAGCTTCTTGAAACTGTTGCGGAAAGAGATAAAAACACTGTAGATATGCACAAGGTCACCTATGACCAGTCTGCAAAACAACTACAGCAGCAAGCAGAATTAGCCAAGCAGTCCTATCTAACTGCTTATGATTCTGGTGATAAAGAAAGTATGTTGAAAGCTCAAGAGCTTCTAAATCAGACGCAGGTAGAGCTAAACAACATTGAACAGCACAAGAACCAACTCTCTCAGTATGAAAGAACAATAGAGGCAAGAGAGGCACAAAGACAACAACAGCTGCAGCTACAGGCGCAACAACAGCAGCAACAGCAGCAGGCAGACACAGGTGACTATGATCCCATGGCTGTAGAGTGGAGTCGAAAGCCTGAAAATAGTTGGTTTGGTTCAGACAACATTATGACTGTGGCAGCTTTAACAATTGACGCCCAGTTAAAAGAAGAAGGTTACAATCCATCCTCTCCTGATTTTTATCAAGAGGTGGATTCAAGAATGAGACAGGAGTTTCCTCACAAGTTCAACCAACAGGTTGTAGAACAGGAAGTTCCTGCTCAAAGAGCTACTCAACAGGTGGTGGCAGGGCAGTCGCGCAGTCCTACCAACTCATCCTCTAAAAAGGTCAAGCTTACTCAAGAAGACGTAAGAATGGCACAAAAGTGGAATATACCTCTTGAGAAGTATGCTGCTGAAAAAGCACGGGCAGACCGTGCAGCAGGTGAGTATGTACCTATCAGTAGGTAAGTTAGCGCGTAATAAAAGAAACAAAGGAGCGTTTAAAGATGAGTAAAACAAGTAGTAGAGCAACTCAGACTAGGGAAACTGAAACGAAAGAATATACATATACTGAGCCTAACTGGCTAGCAATTCCTGAACCTGTTGTAGACAGATTTGCCAATGAAGACATGGTTCTCCGTTGGATACGTATCTCCCTCAAAGGTGAAGATGACTACAAGAACGTAGGGAATAAAATGAGCCAAGGTTGGGTATTTGTAACCCCGGAAGAAGTTCCTGAAATGTTACATTCTGCAACTGTTTTAGATGCTGGTCGCTATTCAAATTGTGTTGTACGGGGGGATGTCGCTCTTGCCAAGATGCCCCGTGGCAAAGCAAAGGCCAGAAATGATTATTATCAGGACAAGGCAAACGCCATGATGGACGCTGTAAATCAGCAACTGATGGCAGCTTCTGATTCTAGAATGCCCATTTCAAATAATAGCAAATCTAGTGTAACCAAGGGTAGAATGCCACAGTTTCAAAATTAGTAGACTGCTGCTTATTCTACTCATCTTTAAAAGAAAGGAGATGGTAGTATGACTACTACAAAAGCCCTTAACGGTCTCACTCCTTCGCGTCGGTACTCTGGTGGTGCCAACACTCTGAAGACGAAAAACTACCGCATCAAATCTGGTTGTGCAGGTAGCATCTTCACGGGTGATCTGGTCCACGTAAGAGAAGGCTTTGTTTCTGTTGTTGGTAATGACAGTGGTGCCGCTGATCACCCCATCGGGGTTTTCATGGGGTGCTTCTACGAAGAAGACGGTGAGCCAAAGTTCCGTAAACATTGGCCCACGGGAACTTCTGCCAGCAATGCCTACGCGATTGTAGCTGACGATCCCCACGCTACGTTTGAAATTCAGTGTGATGCCAGTTCTTCTGTTGGCGATATCATGGAGTTCAACTTTGAAGTGACCCGAGGTGCAGGTTCTACCTTCACTGGTCGTTCAGGGTTTGGCCTTGATGTTGCGTCCAGAACTTCTGGTGTGGCAGCTATGTTCCGCATTATTGATTTCGTTGACGAACCCGGCAATGACATTGATAATGCTTCGGAGCGTGCTTTCCCAGTCGCTGAAGTTCAACTTATCCACCACCAGTTGACCCGTGTGTCATCTGGCGCGTAACCTGAAAGGAGCTTAAACAATGGCTATTAACAGAGCTAGTATTGCCAAGCAGCTTCTGCCGGGACTCAATGCCGTTTTCGGTATGGAGTATGGAGAAGTTGCAGATGAATACAGCGTTCTCTTTGAGGTAGAGAACTCTGACCGTGCATTTGAAGAAGAAGTTCTCTTCACTGGTTTCGGTAAAGCACCTGTTAAAGGTGAAGGTGCCGCTGTCCAGTATGACAATGCACAAGAGAGCTTCACGGCTCGCTACACGCACGAAACCATCAGCCTTGCCTTTGCTGTTACGGAAGAGGCAATGGAAGACAACCTGTATGACACGTTTGCCAAGCTGCGTGCCAGAGGGCTTGCCCGTTCCATGGCCAGCACCAAGCAGACCAAAGCTGCTGATGTTTTCAACAACGGTTTCAACACGGCCTTCACGGGTGGTGATGGACAACCGCTGTTCAGTGCAAGTCACCCCACGGTGGGTGATGGCAACCAGAGCAACCTGATCGGCACTGCTGGTACGGTTGATCTCTCGGAAGCTGCGCTGGAAACTGCGTTGATTAGCATTCAGACGATGAAGGATGATCGGGGTATTCTGATCGGTTCCAATGCGGTATCACTCCACATTGCGCCGGGAAATCAGTTCACGGCAGACCGTGTGCTGAACAGCCCGTATCAGCCCAACACCGCTGATAACAATATCAACTCCATCAATAACCAAGGGATGATTCCCAACGGTTACTTTGTGAACAAGCGTTTCCAAGATGCGGATGCGTTCTTCATCAAGACTGACGTTCCCAACGGAACGAAGATGTTTGTAAGAGCGCCGCTTGCCACGAAGATGGAACCTGACTTTGACACGGGCAACCTCCGTTTCAAAGCCAGAGAGCGTTACAGCTTCGGCTTCTCGGACTGGAGAGGATTCTTTGGTTCGCAGGGTGCCTAAAGCATTCCACGGTGGAGGGGCTGTAAAAGGCTCCTCCACTTCTTCTTTAACATAGTTGAATGGCACTTCGGGTGCTGGTCTAGGAAAGGACTGTTCAATATGCCTACACATTTTCCAAA